GTTCGGTGATGAGTTTTTTAAGCGCGTCGGTTTCCCATGCTTGGCGGCAACCGTTGTCGAACGCCATGTCCATTTTGAAGCCGTACGGTTCAAAGCCTGTCATGTAGGAAACGAAAAAGCGCCAGATGCAAATGAGGTGTTGTTCAGAAATAGCGGCCAAATGATCCGCCGCATTGGTGTGGTGGTACTCGGTGAAAAAGGCTTCGCAAGCCGATTCTAAGCGGCCGTTTTTGTCGTGAGATTCAACGAAGTCCATAAAGTCTACGTTGTTCATTGCGCGGATAATGGTGGTGTTGTCTTTAGTAGTCATTGGTTGTCCCCTGCTGTCATCGCTTGTCTGTATAAACAGACAATAGGGGTATTAAAAACACTTGTCAATAAAAACAGACAGTGCTTTTGACTTTTTTATATTAGAGTTTGAATTTTGCTTCTATTACAACGCCAAGAATTTGACAGTTACCATTGATGGAAATGGTGGGATAAGTGGTGTTAAGAGGTCTTAAGGATTTCATACCAGCATCAATGACAAATTTTTTAAAGGTGGCTTCGTCTGTGTTATCTAGTTTCGCGACTACTAATTTACCGTTTTCGGGCGCTATGTCTGGATCCACCAGTATCAACATGCCTTCAGGGATGCTTATTCCAATCGGTGACGTCATGCTGTCGCCAACAACGCGAAGCCAGAATGAGTTATCGCTTGCTCTGGTGGGGGCGTCTTCCCACTCTATATCATCACCAAGTGATCTGTAATCGATGGCTTCCATCCAGCCGCCCGCTTGAACGTGGCTTAAAACAGGAAGAGATTTTGTATTGTATTGGGCAGGTGCTTCGGCAACGTTGCTAGCTGTTGAAGTGTTTGCTGTGTAGTCCTTGCCATTAAGTAACCATGTTGGTGTAGTTTTAAAAGCCTTGGCAAGATTATTTAGGTTTTTGCCATTGGGTTGAGTTCTATTGTTTTCCCATTGAGAGACTGTGGCGGGTGATGCCTCTACCAACTTGGCTAAAGCTCTTACTGTTAATTTCATTTCCATGCGCTTTCTAAGAATTCTTTCGCCTATATCCATCTTTAAAGCCTGTCTGTAAATCAAAACAATATGGTAAAGGAAGTTGACAACGTTTTTTTTAACATTTATTGTCTGTATAAACATACAAACAGGGTGTGAGAAATGCTTAAAGAAAAGGTGATCGCGTTTTTTCAGGCGAAAAATCAAAACCAGAGCGACATCGCGCGGCAGCTTGATGTTTCAAGGCAGACAGTTTCCTGCTGGGGCGACGTTATTCCAGAGTTACAGGCCATGAAGTTAGAGCGCCTCACTGAAGGGGTGTTGGAATACGACCCTTCACTTTATGAGTCCAAGCATAAGCAATCCGCTTAGTTTCAAAAACATTTCATTGACTGGGGAGTAAATGAACATGACACAAGAAGAAAGAGCGGGTGAATCGCTCAACCATTTCAAACAATCCATTTATGACTTGGTGCATAAATCGGAAAAAAGCTGTACCGAGATTGCCGAAATATTGGGCATGCATCGTCAAATCTTGATCAACAAGGCTAATCCGAACAACGCGAAAAACTGGATGACGGTAAACGAGCTCCACGCCATTCAACTGATCACGGGTAACGACGTGGTGTTACGCGCCATGCAATCCGAGCTTGTTTTGCACACGTTGAAAGACGCGCCCGTTTCTATTCTCGAAGCCATGATTAGCAACGGCAAAGAATGCGGCGACGTATTTGCCGTCGTGCAAAACGCATTAGCAGATAACCGACTTACCGAGCGCGAACGTTCCGACATATTACGCGAACTCAACGAAGCCAAAGAATCGTTAACCAGAACCGAGCTTGCCGTTATTGCACATGGCCGTTTTTAACACTAATAAAGCGAGGTTTTTATGATGTCAGCAAAGATAAATCACCAGGCGCGTGAAGCGCAAATTCAGCAATTGGAAGCCATTAACAAAGACGGCGCCATGCCTTACGACTGCATTGATTGTGGTTGGAAAGGAACCAAAAGCCAGCTTGGTGGCTGGTTAGGTTTTCTGGGTGCTAAGGAGTTTTGCCCTAGTTGCGGCCATTCTGAATTCTTAGTCAGTGGCGACGAATTAGACGCTATGAACCGCGAGGATGACACATGCAAATTATCACACCCCTTGAGCTGTCATACGAACAGCTAAAAGCCTTTATTCGTAAGCGTCCGCCAAGGCCAATACGAGAAGCAATTAATAAATCTTGGGTATCTGAAAAGAAAGCGAAAGAGGAGCGAGAACATGACCGCACAACCAAAAGCATTACAGAAAGTTCAGTCCATTTTGTTCACGTTCACGGTGGTGGAATTAAACGTATTGCGTTTGATCGGTAATCACTGGTCGAAAATGTTTGTCTGTCACGAGATAGACCGAGGCGGCATTGCGGGTGAATCCTTTATGCGTATTTGGTCGCCAGAATACACGCTGATGAAGTTGCGCGACCAGCCTTCTTTTTTATCCAGTTCAGTCGAGAAAACGCCGTATCTGTTTGATGGTTTTTTTAATCAGATACAGCACCCGCTTTGTTGTTTTGAGTTGGATATGTTGATGCGCATGGTAAGGGCGGCGATAACGGGCGAATTGGATAAATTCTTATTGCTGGAAAAAGGCGTGATGCGCGACGTGATAGGAACGCACTTTACCCAGTCTTGGACGGTGAACGGTGCTGCTCATGACCTGGCAAACAAGATGATTATTTTAGAGCGGGTCGCGGGTTTGTTCGATGGTCATTCAGGGCATGAGATTGTTATGCGCGATATTGCGCAAAGTTTCCGTGCATTGGATGGTGTGGAGGTGGTGAATAATGTTTGAGACAAATCCAACTCCACAATGTCTTGTTTGGCGCGAGGAGTTATTAACGGGTGTAAGTCGTGAGGACGCTACCGTTTTGCAAAAGCGTCTTGACGAGTTAGACCCAGAAAAAGGCTATGTCGCCGCAAACGGTTGGTTGCGTGGCGTTATTGAGCGCTTTGAGTTATTGGCGAAAGTGTCGGTAATGCGGGGCGTTGTCGGTAAAGAGTGTGATCGTTTGTATGAATTAGAGGTGAGGAAAAGGGCGCCAAAAGGAACTGCCATGGTGTGGTTGCGTAGTGTGGTTAAGCGCCTTCACTTTTGCGACAAGATGATCACAGAGTTAGACGGCGAGCAATTGCAGCAGTGGGCGTGGAAAAAGAGCAATTACTTCGAAACCGAAATGATGGGTATTTACCTAGAAAGCGGCATTGAAGGGGTAAAGGGTTTTATTCATGCCCAGCTTGTTGATGTGGGTATTCAGTTTGACGCTTGGGACGATGATGCCAGAGTGTTGGGTTTTATGGCTCGCATGATCACCACGGAGTGGTGGGTAAGGCAGGCTAAAAAGCAATGGGTCATCGTCGAAGATATATTGAGAGAGTGTGGCGAAGTAGAGCGTTATAAATCGCCGTATGTGTCTAATTGGGCGCTGAAGAAAGCAGAAAGACAAGCGGAAAATAACAAAGCCTTTTTAGAAAGTTGGGAGGCGGTTAACGAATTGGGGCAGTCTTTCACGCTGGCCCAATTGTCTGAAAAGTGCGTATCCAATCCTGATAATCGATTTTCTGAATTGGTGGTTCGTGCCAAGGGCTTGGAGGAACTAGCGGAAGAAGAGGGGCACGAGGGCTACTTTCTTACCCTTACGGCGCCGTCTAAATATCATCCGATTACATCCATTGAAAAAGGCGGGAAACATTTCAGTGTCAGAAATAGAAAGTTTTGGCGCGCTGAGTGCCCAAATGTTCGCGGGGCTCATGCCCACTTAAACGGCGTTTGGCGTCGTTTTCGTTCGTACTGCAATCGCCATGGCATAACGTTTTATGGTTTGCGAACGGTAGAGCCGCATCATGATGGCAGTCCGCATTGGCATTTGATGCTATGGGTGGAGCCGAATAGGGCAGAGGAATTTTTACAGGCGTTTTCCGATTACGCGTTGGCAGAAGATGGCAACGAAGCGGGCGCGAAAAAGTACCGCGTTAAAGTCGAAAAGATTGACCCAGAAAAAGGCTCTGCCGTGGGTTACATCGTCAAATACATTTCTAAAAACATCCATGGTAAACACGTCGATACCGACCTAGAAACTGGCCGAAGCGGGTCTGATGCGGCCAAAAGAATTGTTGCGTGGGCGCGTTTAAATCATATCCGTCAGTTTCAATTCGTTGGGGGTGCGTCCGTCACTGTGTGGCGTGAACTGCGTAAGTTCGGCAAAGACAATGCACCAGAGTTTTTCAAAGACATTTATCACGCGGCAAACCGTGCTGATTATGGTGGGTTCATCAAACTCATGGGCGGCGTGTTTGCTGGTCGTGATCAGGCGCTAAAAATTCATTATGGCGAAGCGGTTGAGAACCAATATGGCGAAATGGTTAGGGCGGTAAAAGGCGTGGCTGATGAAATTAGTGTGTTAGTGACTCGCCTTCACGAGTGGACTGTACGTAAAAAAGGGTCTTCTTCTTTAGAGGACGGCGAAGCCGTCCCTTGGACTCGTGTCAATAACTGTACGGGGCCGAGTTTCGGCCTCGGAAATCAGCGAACCGGAAGCGGTGGAGGTGGCGCAAATGTCAGTACGGGTTAAATGTCCACGGTGTAAAGGCAAGGCGATTATCACGAACAGCAACGATTTAGCAAAAGACATAAAAGACGTGTTTTACAAAGAACTTTACGTGCAGTGCGTAGAGAAGGACGGGTGCGGCGCGCGCGCGGTTTTTGGTATGGAATTCAAGCACTACATCAACCCGCCACAATCCGACGTCTACGACATGGCCCGCGCATTGGTTAACCAACAAAATGAATTGGACTTGAAGAGGTGAGCATGAAACGGGAAATCATAGTCGACAATTTTGCGGGCGGTGGTGGTGCGAGCACTGGCATTGAACTGGGTTTAAATCGCCATGTTGATATTGCTATCAATCACGACCAAGCGGCCATCGATATGCACAAAATGAATCATCCAGAAACGCGCCATTACTGCGAATCGGTATGGGACGTTGATCCGGTAGAGGCGTGCAATGGTCATCCCGTTGGGTTGGCTTGGTTTTCACCAGACTGCAAACATTTTTCAAAAGCCAAAGGCGCCACGCCAGTAAACAATAATATTCGTGGCTTGGCGTGGGTGGCCGTTCGTTGGGCCGCGTCGGTGCCTGTTCGTATGTTCATGCTTGAAAACGTAGAAGAGTTTTTGACGTGGGGCCCTGTAGTGGATGGCAAGCCGTGCAAAAAGCGAAAAGGCGAAACATTCAAAGCGTTCATATCCGCACTGACAACGGGGCTTGCTTTAAATCATCCAAGCACTGAAGACGTAAAACACGCGCTAGGTGAGGAATTCGACTTATCAAAAATCGAACGCGGTTTGGGTTACCAGGTGGAATGGCGAGTGATGAAAGCGTGTGATTATGGCGTACCCACAACGCGAAGCCGTTTATTTTTGATTGCCCGCAAAGACGGTGAACCAATCATATGGCCGGAACCAACGCACGGAGAAGGGCTGCAGCCATACAAAACAGCGGCGGAAATTATCGATTGGAATTTACCTGTGAAATCGATCTTCGGAAGAAAAAAGCCTTTGGCTGAAAACTCATTGAAACGGATCGCCAAGGGGTTGGAAAAGTTTGCTTTTACGGAAGCGCCGTTTCTTGCGCCTGATCCAACCAAGATAAGTTTTATTACCGAATACGCGAATGCAAGCCATCAAAGAAATATGGCGATAGACGAACCATTACGCACGATTTGCGCGCAAGTTAAAGGCGGTCATTTTGCTTTGGTCACTAGCCACATCGTGAAGTTTCGCGGTGACAACATAGGCCACGGCACCAACGAGCCTTTGCACACTATTTCAGCCGGCGGTTTTCATCTTGGCGAAGTGCGCGCGTTTCTTATCGAGTACTACGGAACGGGTGGCGCTCAAGAGATAGATAAACCTTTGCACACCATTACCACGCGGGATCGTTTCGGATTGGTCATGGTGAAGGGGACGGCTTACCAAATTATTGATATTGGCTTGCGCATGCTGGAGCCATACGAGCTTTTCAAAGGTATGGGCTTTCCAGCGGATTACAAAATAAGTCATGACAGCCAAGGCAAGAAATTAACAAAGGCAAACCAAGTGGCGCGCTGTGGCAATGCCGTTTGCCCGCCATTAGCACAAGCATTGGCAGCGTCTAACTATAAACCATTGCGCGTCGAGATAGCGGCATGAAAAACAACGACCAAGCCAAAGCCGACCAAAAGCGCCAGCAAGACAAAGAGCGCCAGCGCGCCAAGCGTGCACGAGACGCTGAAAAAAAATCGGAACTCGGTATTCATGAATACCGAGTTCCATTATCACAAACCGAGTCCGAAACACTGGCCGAGCTGTGCGCTTATCGCGGCGGTGCTGAACCATACGAGGCCAACGAATACATAGCCACACTGATCCGCCGCGACAAGGAGAGGATGGAAGCGGAAAAGCAGCATTTAGGACAATGCGACTTTTGTGGCGAGCCCTTACCGATGGGCTGCAAAAATGGCCTTGGCCTGCCAAGGCTAAAAGGCGTGGCGGAATGCTGGTACACGCGAGAAGAAAAGAAACTGAGATTATAAATAGCGTGACACGTCACGTTTTTAATTTTTAACACTGTAAAGTAAACAGGAAAACACATTATGAAAGTCATCGTTACAGACATTGAAACAAAAGACACACTACAAACAGCGGTTATTCTGTCGATTGGTGCCGTGGTCGTAGATACCGACACGCTAACTATTGGGGAAACGTTTAATTGCGTTATGGGTCAAAATCAGCCAGGACGAACGGTAAGCGAATCAACAATGGCGTGGTGGGAAAAGCAGAGAAATGAAAATTTTGAAGCTTGGGAAGAGGTGTTTAAGCCTTTCAATGATGGAGCGTTAAAAGACGGTTTAGAATTGTTTGGGGAATGGATAGAGCAGACGGGCATCAAGCGCCCCCAAGTGTTCGGCAATGGTCCTGAATTCGACAACACGATTTTAGAACACGCCTTCAAAACAGAGCTAGGACGATCCGCGCCGTGGGATTTTGGTTCGAATCAATCCATACGCACCGCTGTGTTATTTGGCCGTATGTTGTTGGATATCGATCCAAAGAAAGACCTACCGTTCGAGGGCGTTCAACACAGGGCGCTAGACGACGCGAGACACGAAGCGAAAATACTCATTGAAGTGCTAAAGCAATTCAAAGGGGCGTTGGCATTAAGTGAAGATATAAAAACGGCAGAGCAAGAGATAAAGAAAGTGGCGGTAACAAGCAGAGGTAAAGTGGTGGGTTGGGTTGATGCTGAAAAGGAAGAGGAGTAAGCAGAATGAGCAACAACCTAGAAACCACCATCGAACACGCCAAGAAAATCACCCTCGGACAGATAGATAACGGAACGCTCGCCACGGCAGTAAATTGTGCTGATATCATTGCTATTGCCCGTCATGGACGTGTAGAGAGCTACGTGATACCAAAGCACTTGATAGACGAACTACTTTTGAAAGTGGCCGTCGTGGAGTGCGACAACAAACGGCTACTAGGCGAACGCGTCGCGGAATCTATACCCGTGCCGAAAAGCCACTTTTTTAACCATGATTTCAAGATCGATATGAACGCGGTAACGTCATGTGATATGCCAGCAGGCCGTTACTTTCATGATTTTAGGCATGATAGAAAGGCAATCGATAAGGCTATTGATAAAATAGGAAGGGCCGCAGCAAGGATGAGCAAACCAGAACAAACACCCTATTGCCGATACTGCTTAGATCCAAATTGTCAGCGTGACGAACATTGCTTGTTTGATCGTCATTTGGCTAGGGCTAGGAACGCAGTGATTATGGGTGCACGGCGTATGCCTGTTAAAAACCATGACAGGTCGAAACTTTGATGCATAATGATTTGATCGCACAAATGAAAAAAATGGGTGGCTTATGAGGCAGAAACTAATATGCATAGATCATGGCTTTAGAAAAGGGCTTGGTGGTCTATATGAGATTGAAAAATGCATGCATTGCCAGTTTAAAAAAGGCGAGATTGAAAAAGAGGATTTTATAAAAATCCCTAAACTGTTTGACGGTAAATTTCACGGCCAAGGTAAAAGCGAATTTAATTTCTTTGAAGTGCATGACTCTCACAAAAGTGTGATGTTAGAAAGAAAAGAAAGGGTTTTGGTTAGTCGGCATAATGAGCCGGCTTTACGGTACACAAAAGATGATGAAAATGTGGGCCTGTATAGACCGGAATATTTTCTGTTTTACGGCTATGGCTTTCGCGTGCTGGTGAGTAGCCAGGGCGAAAATAAGCGCTGTGACGAAAACGGTATACCGATAAAAGAGGAAATGGACGAATTTATAATGGACTTCTTTGGGCTGAAATATGCGGGCGATTTATGAAACAAGAAAATGAAAGTGTTTTGGAGTTGTGCCATCAATGCATGCTGAAAAATGGTTATAAGCGAAAAGACCAAGGTGCACATACCGCGACATTAAAAGACTGCCCAAGCTGCGGCGAGCGAAAACCGATATTATCAAATCGGCATTGGGTTGTTGGTGACAAGGATAAGAAAACGCCCCAATGATGGGGCGTTTTGGTTAGGAGAGGATCTTTTTCTTTTCAGCATTAAATTCTTCTTCGGAAATAATGCCTTTGTCTCTTAGTCCTGCGAGCTTTTCCAGTTTTTCGTATGGATCGGCGGCTTGTTCTTTTTGTGGCGGTTGTTGGTGCGATTGTACGCGGTGGGCTTCGATTGCATCTTGAGCTTTATTTGTGAAATTCTTTACCGTTTTCTTTAAAACCTGCTTTATCGTGCTTGTCGTCGAGCCATCGGTAATCAGAATGGTGCCAAATAGCATGCCTGTTTCGCCTGATATAGCATTTATCTTGTCTAGGTTTGTGGAGGATTGTCTTAGGCCATAGAGCATACCTTTGTCTAAGAAAATAATTCGACGGTCAGTCAGAGTAATTAACCAAGTATTGTTATCCATCATGCCGGAAGTGAAACCAAGTACTTGCTCGTTGTTCATTAATACTTCAGGGAGGTAATAGAGCTCTTTCTTAGTGAAAAACTGATCGTCTCCCATTTCGTGAGCAATCGTCTTGAATTGATTTTTTAACTGGTCTTTAGAAGCATTTTTATAATCGAACATCGTTCCTTATCCTTAAGTTTACATAATGTGAAAAGGGCACTATAAACAATTTCGCCAAGCGTGACACGTCACGTTTTTAAGTTTTAACCGTTATAAGGTTTGTTCCATGATGAAGATATGGTGTGTTTTTTGTCTATTTGTGTCGTTGTTGCTGGCGGGTAATGCGCTTGCGGACGGGGCGAAATACAAACGAAGTGAGTTTGGTAGCGGCTGGGCAGATATTGACCGAGATTGTCAGAACACACGACAAGAGCTTCTTATTTCATTATCAACAGCACCTGTTCGTTTTAATACCGACAAGCAGTGCCGTGTAGTCTTTGGTCGTTGGATTTCTATGTATTCCGGTGAAGTAATATTTGATGCGTCAAAGATAGACATAGACCACATAGTGCCACTGAAATGGGCATGGGATCATGGCGCGGATAAATGGAGCAAGGAAAAGCGAAAACAGTTTGCTAACGACCCAATAAACCTCGTCGCCGTCGAAGCCAGGTTAAACAGACAAAAAGGTGCAAAAGGCTTAGATGAATGGCTACCGCCTAAAAATCAAGAACAGTACAAAGCGCGGTTTAAAAGAATATTAGTGAGATATGGAATGAAGGAATGAGTTTCTTATCTTTAAAGCCCAAAATCCTCAACCCCAAAATCATCGACTAATACTTGGCTAAGTTCTGGTCCTGCAAGCTGTACCAAAAACGGTCTTACACACGGATCATTGATCAATGCTTCCACTTGAAACGATTTCGCCATTTGCATGTGCGTGGCGTACATGTTCTGGACCATGGCCACTTCGTTGGCAATCATTCCCAACATGGCCACCACGTTGTTACCCAGTTCGGCGGTGACTCTATCAAGCAAGTCTTCAAAATCTGGTTTTTCCATTGTGCCCGCATCAAACGCGGTAATGCCTGCGTCTAGTTCGTTCAAAATATCGGTTGTGGCATCCAGAATACTGTCCGTTGCGCCCGCCATGGTGCCCGCAATCGTATTGATGTTCGCACAACTAGATGCGTCGTTAATGTAACCGTCTATCTCTTTTACAGCGCTGGCCACTTGCATATCGTCCATGAACGACGCAAGGCGCGTTTGCACATGGGCGTTTAAATTGTTCGCACCTAGTCCGTAGTTTAGTAGCGCCGCTTGGCAATTCATTACTTTCACAGAATCTGGCAAAGTGGGATCGACAACTACCGCGCCCTCCACGGGTAACAGCGTATCGAGCCGCAAGCGTAATTGCGCGGACTGAGTATTCGTGGCCGTCGCCTTGCCCGTTGTTGGGCTAGATAGCACACTGCTAGAACCAAACGCATTAAACAGGTTTTTATTAAAATTCATACGGCACCTATTGTGTTGTTTGAGTTAACCAGCGCGGCTCGTTAAAATCGATTTTCGCGCGGCCTAGCAACTGGTCATTAATTTGCTTCCAAATCGCTTGTTTGGGCACGGTTTCGCAGTCGTAATACACTTCGCGCACGTTTTTTAAATCCCCGTGGCCTGCTGCATTGTTTGCCATGATTGATGCTAAGCCAGCGGGCACGCGGTGCATGTTCAGAATGTCTTGTTGAGTGACTTCTTTGATCTTGTCGTATTCGTCTTTATTACCAAAGTCACCAACAGGAATGATTTGAACACGGTCTTTCGTGTAGCCAGGTTTGCCGCCGATGGTCGATTGCATGTTCAAATACATGCTGCGGTGGTTACCTGGTCCTTTTGTTTGCTTCATCGCGTCTTCTAGTACGTCGGCTTGGGCGTCTTCTAGGTCAAACGTCACCATGACATACCCAGAGTGGGCGCCGTTCAAGTAGTATTTACGTCTAAATAATGTAGCGGCTTCACCCAATAAAATACTCTGAATGCCGCTAAAATAGGTCGGTACGCCATACAGCGCTTGGCGAATATCGCCGCCGTTCAAATGGACAATATCCGACGCCGCGTATTCTGTGAAACTGCCATCTGATTGAAGTAAAAAATAATTGTTATCTGTGCCGACGCGCACATTAATGGCGGGCAACCACACATAACGATTAATGCCGCCCAAGAAGTTACGAATTGCGAGAAAATACGCATTGTCGAACACCTCGAAATCTTTAAACGCCGCGTGGGCTTCTTTCGCTTGAATCATGGGATTGTCTTTCCAGCTCGCAAGAAGCTGATTTTGTTTAAACTCCAACACGCTGGCATGGGTACCGTTGGCATACATAGTTTTTGCCAAGCCCGGTAAACTCACGGGCGGAACATACCAAAGGCTATTCGAATCCGCGAACACGCCCAAATAATCACTCATGTGGCTAGCCAATACCGGTTCAGGGTCGCCAAACGTAAACGCCCGTGGATTGCTTTTGCGCGGCGGATCAGCGGGCATGAGCACGCCGGACGCCGTACTGGTGTATGAACTGTCTAATCGTTGACGGGGTTTTGTTGCGCTCATAATTTACTGTCCTTTATCCAATCGTTAGGCGGGTCTTGCTCGCCCCTGTTTGTGGTTTTTTGGATTTTTCGTATTGTCGTTCCGCTTGCATCGCGTGGAATGCTGCCCACGCCAAATCCGCGTGGCCTGTTTCGCCGCTACGGGCTGCGCCGTAGGTGATTGATCCGTTCGGGGTGGTAATTTGGTGAATCATCATTAGCGACTGAGAAAGTTCTTTATTGCCCATGTCGTATTCAAAGCGTCCGCCGTCAATTAGGCGTTTGGCTCGTGTTACCAAGTCGGTTTTTTCAGTAACAGAATAATGAATAGGAACGAGGTTTCTGAGTTGCAGCGCTAGACAGCAATCAAAAGTGTCGTGGCCGATGCCAGTCACATCGATGCCGCACCATTTCACATCAAAACGTTGATAAATCTCGGCAATGCGCGCCGCTTGATAGTCAGACGTGATCCCCTTGAATTGATGGGTTTCAATGACGCGCCATTTTTGTGCCAGCGTTGGCGGAATTTCCAACACCACCAACGCGGCGTTGTCTCGGATTCGTGAAGGATCGTACCCAATCGCCACGGGTCTATTGCGGGTTGGGTTATCACTGTCAAAATCAACATCTGTCCATTTACTAAACGCGTCGACCATGCATTTTTGCAGTGTGCTAAACGGAAACACGCTTTCGTTATCGTCAACAAATTTACAACCAAAGAGGTTTTCGTAATCCGCTTTGCTGTATTCCGCTTTGAGCTCTGCAATGTCAAACAGTGTGCAACCGGCTTTTTCGGCGTCTTCCACGGTAACTAAATGACGCCATATTTTGTCCCCGCCCAATGCGCCTTGTTTAAGCACCTTGTCGGTTAAATCAATATCGACTTTGCGGGATCGGTTCTTATTGAATTTCGCACCGCTCCAATGTTCGTAAGCAGGGTGTTGTAAACTGGACGGCGTAGAAAAGTAGGTACGACGCCATTTTTTATGTGCAGCCATACCGGATGCCAATTTTTGTAACTTGGCGTAACCGTGAATCCAAAACACTTCGTCCACATACAAATGACCGTGGTAGCCCTGCGCCGTGCTTGAGTTGGTCGATAAGAAATACAGAGTCGCCCATGATTTGCCGTCTTTCGTTAGCTCAATGCTGTCGGCGCCTTTTAATTCAATATCAAACTGATTGCGGGCGAATGCTTGAATATAACCTTTGAATATTCGCGCCTGGTCTTTTGATGCGGATAGGAATACTTGGTTTTCGCCATTCTTCACCGCGTCTTCAAACGCTTCAAAGGCGAAATAATACGTCGCGCCAATCTGGCGGCTTTTCAATATAAAACGGTTTCGGCAAAGGTCTGGATCGTGCGCGACTTGGCGCCACAGTAATTGGTATTCAAAAAGATTTTCGTGTGCCCACGAGTCAAACTTGGATACATCAATATCACTGATGTCGTTTTTCGCCTTGGCTTTCTTCTTACTGTTGCTTCGTCTATTACCGCGACTGATGGCGCCTTCTACCGCGTCAGATTTACCATCGGCGATGGCTTTGGCTTCCGCCATGATCTTTTCGGCTTTCGCTAGATCCTGTCTTAACCCACCAAAAATACGACACAGTGAGGCGAGTTCTTGCACTTCGTCTTTCGTCTTGTTCTCGCGATTCGTTAGCGTGCTAATGCGCCGACTGACTTCTATTTCTGCCGTATCAAACGCCAGCAATTCCTTCCAGTTGAAACGTTCAATCCAATTAAAAACGGTGCGCTCTGAAACATTTAGGCGTGTTGATATTTCCGACGGTTTAAAAGCGCGGATATAGAGTAATCGTGCGTGATCAATAATGTCTTGAGAATGTGCCATGCCGCCATATTAGCTGCCACGACAACAACTAATAACGTCAGTAAATACAATGACTTGTGATTATTTGATTATCGCAATTCTGTGGATTTTACCCGCTGGAATCGTCGCTGTTTGGCGCTTATCTTTGCCCTATCAAGTGTTTAAAACGAATTGACGAAAGCGAAAAAGGGCACGAAATGGCGGATAAGGTGAAAGAGTCGAAATGGTTCAAGGTGGCAACGTCTGGCCCTACTGTCGATGGTCGCGAGATCAAAGAGCAGTGGGTTAAAGACATGGCCGAAACCTACGACATGGACGAATACACCGCCAGTATTTTTGAAGACCATGCTGAGTGGAAAGGAAACTATGGGCAAGTAACTGCTGTGAAGGTGGAAAAAGACACCAAAGGGCGTTGGTGCTTGTTTAACAAGTTGAAGCCAAACGTACTTTTGTTAGAAAAAAACAAGGGTGGTCAGAAGCTGTTTACCAGTATTCGCGTGATTGAAGATTTTGCGAACACAGGGAAAGCCTACTTAATGCACCTCGCTATAACCGATACGCCCGCCAGTCTTGGCACCGAGCAACTTTCCTTTAGCCAAAGCGGCAAGCACAACGAAATTTTTATCAACGAAGACGGCATAGAGCTGGAATTCGAAACAACCCAAACAGACGAAGAATTGGCTGATGAAATCAAAAAACGCCCTAATTTTTTGCAACGTTTTTTTAGCAAGCAAACCTCCCCAAAGGAAGACGATCCCATGACTGATGAAGAAAAAGCAGCGTTCAAAAAACTGCAAGACGAATTGGCTGATTTTAAAACCAAGCTTGAAACGCTAACGCCAAAAGACAAGCCAGAAGGCGACGAAGCGCCGCGCGAATTCGCGGCGGAAATCACCGCGCTAAAAGAAAAAATCACGGCACTTGAAGACGAAAAGAAAACCTTTTCTGAGCAAGCTGACACGCTCAAAACGCTAACGGAAAACTTCGCAACTCTGCAAGGCAACTTTACCGAAGCGATGAAAGAAAAAACCGAGCAACCGCCAAAAAGTAAAGGCGAAGCGGAAACCACTTTCGAAATAGTTTAGGTCCGGGTTACACGTAAAGCGTCTGGGGAGCCGCTTAAAAAAGAATATTAGATAGGAAAAGAAGATGGCTAAAAAATCGTTATCAGTACAGGGCAGAACGCAATTAAAAGCGTATCTGAATACCGTTTATGCAGCGGTGGGCGCTTCCCTTGGCGAACAATTCGACGTGACGCCGTCTGTGCAGCAACGCTTGTACGAAAAAGCGGTTGAGCATGGCGCGTGGTTCCTAGGCATGATCAATGTTGCCGTGGTTGACGAGATCAAGGGCGAGAAAGTTGGCCTGATGGTGTCGGGTTTAGTCACTAAACGAACCAATACCAACAACACAGACCGTCAGACGTCTAGCGTTGTTAGTGAAGATTCAAAAGGATATGAATGCCAGTTCACTGAAACCGATGTGCATATTGGCTATGCAAAATTGGATCAGTGGCGCAACCGTACGCCACAGCAATACGGTGATTTTTATTCGGCTTTATATCGTAAAGCCATGGTCGATGATCGCGTGCGAATTGGTTGGCATGGTGTGTCCATTGCAGCCACAACCAACAAAGCGACAAATCCGAATGGCGAAGACGTCAATAAAGGTTGGATTCAAAAAGTACGTGAAGAAGCGCCAGCGCAAATTGACGAAGACGGTTTGACCTTCGGCCATGTTGATGCGGATGTGCGCAACTTAGACGTAGTTGTTGAAAGTGCTAAGCAAATGATCCCTGAACATTTGCGCGACGATTCCGAGTTGGTCGCGTTCATTTCGTCCGACTTAATGAGCGATTACCGCCTTGAAAGTTTGGCCGCTAATGGTGACAAAGCAACGGAAAAAACACAGGTAAACGATAACCGTGTAACCGGTATTTTTGCTGGCCTTAAAGCCATTACACCGCCGTTTTTCCCGTCTGGCACTGTGATTGTGACTTACCCAGAAAACTTGTCTATCTATCTGCAAGAAGGGTCGTTGCGTCGCCACATCAAAGACGAGCCGAAGCGTTCACGCGTGGAAGACTATAACTCTGAAAACGTGGATTACATCGTCGAAGAAACCGACGCAATCGGCATCATCAAAGGCATTACGAAATTCGTACCGCCTGTTGAATAAACCTATCTAGGTTTAACAAATGGCATTCGTTAGTGCGAGTGTCATTGATTAAACCCATATAAATGGAACAAGACATGAACCTAATACAGCAGCGACGCCTTGCAAAAATAGCAAAGCAAAACGCACAAAAAGAAGCGGCCAAACCAGCCAATAAAGACGACAAAGGCAATAAGCCGGTTGTTTCGAAAATGCGCCAAAAGCTGCAAGAACAAAAAGCAGCGTCGGAGACGCGAGCGGCTGAAAAATTGGTGGCTAAGGATGCGGCTGAAAAACTAAAAAGCGAAAAAACAGACGACTTAGAAAACCAAGTCGATGGCGTGGAAGGGTCGGTTGATGAACTAAAAACAGACTTGGAAAAGCAAGGCGAAAAAACCGATGAGCTGGCTGGAACCGTTGACGAATTAAGTAACGATTTGGACAACGTAAAGGACGACGTTAGCGACCTAGACGGCCGCTTAGATTGGGTCGAAAACGACGTTCAAAAAATCAAAGAAAAGTTGCAAGACGATAGCGAATACATCGGCAACCCAGAGCTTGAAACGCATAAAGTCACTATGGCGAATGCCATTGATGAAATGAAAAAACTAGAAGACCTTGAAGATCGTGCGTCATACAAGGCCGAGGCTATTAAGCGGGCTGAAGACTTTGTGATTGGTTATGTGCAGAGCGCTGCAAAGTATCCAAACATCGTGGCGGTCTGGATGATGATCTTCCTTTTCGACTTGGGTGATATTGCGAAGGCTGTGCCATTGGCGTTGCACCTCGCCAAGCAAAAAACTCACCGTATGCCGACACGTTTTAATTCCAGCATTTACCAATTCATTGGTGATTATGTTTACGACTGGGCGGCAAAGCAGCTTGAAGCGAACAAAAGCGCTGGGCCGTATTTAGAACAGGTTATTGACGCGATTGAGTCAGACAAATGGCAATTGTCCGACATTGTTCACGGAAAAATGTACGCGATACACGGCAAGCATTTGGAAGCATTAGGCGAAGACGAAGCGGCATTAAATGCCTTTGAAAGGGCTATGACATTGAACGAACGTGCAGGCGTGAAAAAGAAAATAGAAAGACTAACGGCAAGGTTAGCAAAACAGGTTAAAGAATAGTAACGGGCTCCCCAAGCGGCACACGCAACGGCTTTGGCGTAGTCATTTTATGGCGATGACCAAAACCGCTTGCGATGTGTTCCACAACAAATAGCAGGAGTAAAAAACGTGAGTTTAAACGGCATGACATACCCAGAACAAAGCACGGAAACCGTCATTAAAAACAGCCGTCCGTTTTTTCCTGATATTGAACTGCAAGCGTTTAAAGACATTTATCGTTTGCCAGGTGAATACGAAGAAGCGCCGCTTATTTACGAATTAAAAGGCGCGTTGCGGCACGTTAATGAAGAACTGATAGACGGCGTATTGATATTACAAAGCGTGATTGTCGCGGAAACATTGGAAGCGTTTCAGGCCGAATTAGTGGACGTTTATCAGCGTGCTGTCATGAGTTGGGCGCGGTCTGGATTGATCAAGTTTTTCGAAACCATCAATCGTAAAGCCGCCGCCGAAATACAGGGCGAGCGCGGTGATGTGTTAGTGGATGAATTTAAAGGGTCAGCTTACAAAGCCATTGATCAGCTAAACAACCGCATTATGAAAGTGGCCGAACAGAATGGCGCGTTACCAGCGGGTTCAAAATTTGCGAACGGTTTTAGGGCGTCGATCATATGAAAAAGATGGGCGCGTTGCGGTCTTTTTTGGTCGGTTGTCACATGTTCCATCATGAAAAACTCGATGTATGGGCAGAGAATTTAAGTTTGCAAATGCGCGGAAAAATGGAAGGCAATCGCGTCTCTCTGCATCGCATGACTTATCGCGCCGTGTTCTCGATTGAGCATTACGAATACCAAAAAAACTCGATTGATTTGCTAAGCGCACGACTAATAACGTGGCTAGCAGACAACGACAAACGCAGCGACATGAGCGAAGGCGATAGAACGCCAGAAATAAACGTCGATGTGTGGGACAAGCACACAGCGGACGTAGAAATAACGCTGACGTTTGAAGAAGACGTGTACATAGTCGAAGACGAGAGCGGAGGCATTGAATACGCGGGCAGGCGTTGGAAACTGGAAAAACCAGAGCACGATATTGCCGAATCGTTTGACCTAATTAATCAGAATGAGTAGCCAGAATGAACAGCGCCAGCGGTGTACGCGCGTTTTGGCGCGGTGAAACGGCACTCAATGCAGAATTAGAACTGTTCATGTTGCCAAAAGAACGCCGAAAACGAGCGCTTGGGCAAATGGGCAGAGAGATAAAAAAACAGGCTCGTAAGAACGTAAAGAACCAGCGCAACGTGAAGGGCGAATCGTTCAAAGAGCGTCGGAAAAAACGAACTAAAAAAGGCGACATGTTAAGCGGCTTCGTAAAGGGCCGGAACATTCGACAAAGAACAAAAGGGCTTTCTGTCACGGTTGATTTTAGAAACGCGCCAATGGGAAAGATGGCGCGGGCGCATCAAGAAGGCCAAACGCAAAACATGAAAGCCAGAGAAATGACGAGCCAACAGAAAAGCGATTGGCGAGACGAGCCAGCAACACAGGCGCAAGCCAACGCCATATTAAGGCTAGGGTGGGCGTCATCAAGAAGACGAGACGGTAAGCGTAAAAAAATAAGCCGTAAATACATTATGGAGAATTTAACAAAGCTCCAAGCGCTGGGCATGTTGTACAAATTAAAGGGTAATCGAAAGGGCAAACAGAGCTGGCAAGTCAAATTACCTGCCCGTGAATTCTTCCCTAACGACACGCAATGGGTAAAACAAATGGCTCATGACGTAGTGATTAACGAATTGAAAAAAGGCAGGTAACACATGGCATTAGGAAAGGTAAGCGTCAGCAGCAAAGACACCGGAAGCGGTGATTTCACCCGCGCTGAAAACCAGTTTTTATTCATTGGGCAGGGCGGTAAAAACGCGGGAACCATTCAAGACATTGACCAAACGACAGATTTGGACGAGGTATTGGGAGTGCCTGTCAGCAAACTAAAAACCACAATCCAGTGGGCGCGACAAAACGCGGGCCCAAACTGGACGTGTATTGCCATGCCGCAAGCGGCGGCGGGGACATGGTCGCCCGCGTTCGATACGGCGATGGCGCAAAACTTAGTGTGCGAAATGGTGGTGGTAACAGACCCCGTAGCAACCACGGCGGAACTAGATGCCATGAATGTGGCAATCGTGGGCGCTGAAAACGAATTTGGTCGTTACATGCACATGATCGCAGTGACAGCGGTGATTGATTTGGCAACAGAGGAGTGGGGTGATTTCATCACCGATTTTGAAGCTATTCAAGACGGTGTTGCGGCGCCTTTATTGTCGCTCGTTCCGCAAGTGTTCGCGGGTTGGCTCGGTACGTATTGCGGCCGTTTATGTCATGAAGCACGTTCTATTGCGGACACGCCGATGCGCGTGGCGTCGGGTGCCATTGTGGGCTTATCTACATTACCCGTGGATAAAGACGGTATTACTTTCAACATGGGCCACGCAAAAGCGCTAAACGACGCACGCGGCACAGTGCCGCAGGTTTACGCGGGACAAGATGGAATTTATTGCAGTGACGGAATGACGCTGGCGGTGGAAGCCAGTGACTTTGCCGTGATTGAAAATTGTCGCGTGGTTAACGCGGTGAAAAGTGAAGTACTGGTATTGGCCATCAAAAAGATTGGTGACCGCTCAATGAATAGTACGCCAGCTTCGGTTGAAGCGCACAAAACCTACTTTATGCGCCCGATGATTAATCGAAGTGTCAGTGTAGGCGAACAGCCAGGCACAGTAAAAAAACCACAAGACGGTGATGTTGATGTGGTGTGGACAACGCGAACTAACGTTGCCATTCCGCTGTTAATTCGCCCATACAACTGCCCAAAAGCCATCGCGGCCACCGTGGCATTAGTACTAAGTAACGAGGTGTAAAAATGCCACAGCATATATCTGGTGCAGACGTAAACATTGGTTTGGGTACGGCACTAATCAACGTCAAGCAGTACACGCTAAACGTCGAAGACGGCGTCAAAGCAACGAGTACACGCGGTGTGCCAGACGGCCACGTACGTGGTGCAGTTGGGGCAAGCGGTGAAATTACCGTGGATACCGCTAATTTCAATTTGATTGTTGAACAGGGACGCAAGGCAGGATCAATTCAGCAAATGCCCGTGTTCGACATTATCGCGATAGGTAAAACAGTAGATCAATCGTTCAAAACAGCGGCCTACGGCTGCAAATTGTCGATAACGAAAATACTGGATGCAGCGGCAGAAGGCGGCGACAAAATGGAGCACACCCTTCCGTATGTCGTCACAGATTCGCGCTTTGTTGAAATCAACGGTGTGCCGTATCTCGATCAGCAATTTTTAGACACGCTGGGGTAATTTATGAACATTAAATACCTAGTGGTTCACTGTTCTGACACGCCCAATGGGCGAGAAACAACGGCGGCGGATATTCATCGTTGGCATTTGGAGCGCGGTTGGGATGGGATCGGATACCACGCGGTAATCAAGTTGGACGGAAATATTGAAGCGGGTCGCCCTATGTATTGGCAAGGTGCCCACGCTGATCCATACAATCATGAATCACTGGGTGTTTGTTTGGTCGGAAAAGACAAATTCACGGATGAGCAAATGCGTTCATTAGAAGGCTTATTTTTGGCGCTACACGCTGAGTATCCAGACGCGCAAATAGTCGGCCATTGCGATTTGAACACACACAAAACGTGCCCAAATTTCGACGTAAAAACGTGGTGGGCAGACGTGCAAAAACGGAGCATTGATTGATGAGTATTAAATCTTTTCTAAGTGGCGCTTTAGATGTGGTTGGTGCTTTTGTTCCAGGTGTAGCGGCGGCGGCAAAAACAGTGAACGCGCTTTTGCCAGAAGATAAAAAATTAGATCTTAAAACCGCCACGGGGAAAGATGTTTTAAACGCTTATAACGGTTTAGACGACAATCAGCGTGCAGCGATTGAAAAGCAGTTTGATGTTGAAATAGCAGAAATAAACGGGTCAGTAGATAAGTTGCAAGCGATGGTTTCGGCAGAGACGCCAACGGCTAATATGCGCCCTAAAATTGCCTACATGATGGCTTGGACTGTGGTTATTGCTGTAATCGGAATGATGGTCATATGGGCTATAGCGGTGTGTTTAAAAAACGGTGAAATGCTGAAACAGATCGCAGAAAGTTGGGAGTTAGTATTGGTTTTGCTGGGCACGCCCACCGCGCTTTTACGAGCCTATTTCGGTATGCGAACAAAAGAAAAACATGCAAGGTACGCCGCCGCGACGGGTCAGCCTATCGCGGGTGCGATGGGTGGCATTATGCAGATGTTTAAAAAGTAAAAGGATAGATAGGTGATGGAAAAATCGACGGTTGCCACGGCGTACTGGGCGTCATTAATCACGACAGTAAACGGCCTATCCATTAATGAATGGGTGGCAATCGGTGGTTTGATGATCGGTGTTGCGACGTTTTTAACGAATTTATGGTTCAAGCGCGAGCATCTAAAGATAGCGCGTCAAAATATACTTTTAGGGGAATAAGAATGGCTAAATTAGTTTTAATCACCGCGGGTTCCGTGGATTTCGGCTTTACCGTAGACGACAAAATGTACAACAAATTCGTGGACGGGATGACGAAAGGCGGCGCGGTTCTGCCAGCTTATAACATGCTATCGAATGCTGTAGAACAAGAGCAGCACGCGAAATTTGTGAGTACATTTTCCGATGGGCAAAATAACCCGCGCGCGACATTAGTGCTAGAGGCGGTAGGCATGATCGCGGAAGAGTTCACCAGTGATTTGCCAAAATTGGTAAAGACGCCAGCGAGTTCCGCGACTTCATCGAAAGAAATGGCTTCGAGCAACTCGTAACATTACGTATGCGTCATCTACCGAATGAAGACAACTCGTCCGAAAATCTAGGGCGGGCGTTGTGGTTAGAAGGGCGCGAGTTAGAAAGACAAACCGCTGCTATTGCTAATGGCATTAGTAAGGCATTTTCGGGATAAAAAGGTATCAGCATGGCCGGATCACTAGACAAACTAATGTTAACGGTTGGTCTGTTGGACAAAATTACGGGGCCAATGAAAGGTATTCAAAAAACAATCCAGCAAGTGACGAATAACTCTCGAAAAGCCTTTATGAACACGGCGGCGGGGGTGGCGGCATTAATCGCTGCCAGCGGTACATTTGCTGCCACGGTCAACCCTGCCAACGACATGAACATGGCGTTGGGCGAAGTGAAATCATTAGAAGTAGCCGACAATACTTTGGCTGCGCTGAATCAAGCCGGTCTTAAATATTCCATAGAATTTGGTGACCAGGCGTCCAATTACGTGCGCTCTGCTTACGACATTCAATCTGCTATCGATGGTCTAGTAGATAACGACTTGCCGCGCTTTACGACGGCGGCGGGCACGTTAGCGAAAGCCACTAAAGCTAATGTGACCGATATAACGTCCTATTTCGGCACCATGTACGGCATATTCAAAAGCCAAGCCAACGAAATGGGCAAAGGCACGTGGGTGGAAATGCTCGCGGGTCAAACCGCTACCGCCGTGCAAATGTTTAAAACGACGGGGCCAGAAATGTCCGCCGCGTTTGGTTCGATTGGTGCTGACGCCACAACAATGGGCGTAAAACTCAATGAACAAATGGCCGTATTGGGCACGTTGCAATCGACTATGAGCGGGTCCGAGGCAGGAACGAAATATAGGGCGTTTTTAGGCGGGCTATCGGGCGCGGGCGGAAAATTGGGCTTAGATTTTGAGGACGAAAGTGGCGCATTGCTACCCGTAGTCGAAATTTTAGACATGATAAAAACCAAAACAAATGGCCTTAGCGCATTACAAATGAACGACGTGTTAAGCGATTCGTTTGGGTCTGATGAAGCGGTGGGATTTATCAAGTTAATGTCAAACGACGTAGGTAAATTAGCGGGCGATATAGACAAGCTTGGTCAAGTCAAAGGCATGGATAAGGCCACATGGATGGCCAAGCAAATGCAGAATAATTTTACACGATTGACATCTGCCGTTACGGCGGTATCGATTGCGATTTGGCAAAAAGCCCTGCCATCCATTGAGCCATACATAAACATGATGACCGACGCCGCGTCGATCATTGTCGAATGGGCAGATAAATACCCGCATCTAACAAAAATGATTGGCTTAGCGATTACCGCGTTTATTGCCTTTGTTGCCATTGCGGGCGTGATGAACATTGCCATCGGCATGGCACGGTTCGCCATGGTCGGTTTTACTATGCGCTTTATCATCGTTAGGCCCATTATTTGGGCGGTTCGTCTTGCTGTAGTGGCTTATACCGCTGTGATTTGGTTGCTAAAAACAGCGCTGCTTGCCTTCGTATTGTACGGCCCTGCCGTGTCCGCGTTTTTTGTAACAATGAAAGCCGGAATACTAAGTAGCTTACCGGCTATCTGGGCATTTACCGCCGCATTGCTTGCCAACCCACTAACGTGGATTGTGGTTGGCGTAGTCGCATTGATCGCGGCATTAGTTGCCTTGGTGGTTTATTGGGATGAAGTGAGTGCGGCAGTTAGTCGATTTTTCTCAAGCATTGGCAGCTTTATTGACGTCTCTCTATTCGAGCCGATCAAACAGTGGTGGGGTGACTTCCAAGTGTGGATTAGCGGTCTTTCACTCATGCCAACGTGGGAGTTAAATATTGATGCATTTGAATCGATCAAACAGTGGTGGACGGATTTTAAAGGCTGGCTGTCTGCGCTTGATCCGTTCGCGTTTCTTGGCGAAAAAGTCGACTGGCTGAAAAACAAACTGTCTTGGTTGCCGGGTATCGATACCAGCACAACCGAAACACAAGAAGTAATAAGCAAAGCGGAATCCC